TATTTGCCAGGTTTCGTATTATCTACCACTAATACGCCGTCTTTTTCGTCTACTGGGTAGCTTCCTTCCTTCATTCGTACTACGCAGCCCTTTACAGTACAAATTAACTGGCTGTCTATTACCGTGTCGTCCGGCTCTGTAAATGTTAGCTTTAATTTTCCGTCGCCTACTGCTACGTTAATGGCCTTCATGTTCGCGGGCGGTACCCCACCAGCGTGGAAGTTCTGTACTGTTTCTTTTGTATCCTGTACCGCGTCTAAAATCTCCTGGCTGGTGTTCTCTTTTGCAATTTCGTAGTAATCTCCCACTTTCATTTCTATACCACCCTTCTAACGCATAACGCGCCTTTTTTGATAAATAAAGAAAAGCCCTGCGGGTTTTCTTCGCCTGCTGCTACCTGGTCTTCGTCCAGTAAAACCCGTTCGGCTTTGTCGTTTTCCAGGGCTGCGGTGCTACTTTCCAGCTTTATAACCCTGTTGGTTATGTTCGTCGCTACGTCCCCTTCTAGCATTCCCTGTACTTCATCAAACCAAGTCGTAAATTCCTGCTGCCATGCTGTCGTATGGGAATTGTACCAGGCCGTAAACGCTTCCTGCTGCTGCGTGTACCAGGTAATATACGCCTGCTGCTGTTCCTGTGTCCAGGCTTCAATATCTACCTGGGTAGTCTGCTTAAATTCCTGCAAATATGCGTAGAACTCGTTAAAAATGTCCTGCGTGTCTGCCTGTTCCACTAATCCGGTTACGATACCGCATAAGGAAGTATTTAACCGCTGGTCTGTAACTTTGCCTGCTGTAATAGTAACAACGCCCGCGCTTACGTATACGTCGGCTAATGCCAGTTCGTACGCGTCTGCGTCCCTGGTTAATTCCGGTGCCGTAGGGCTTGCGCTATAGCTGCCTTTTTTAACTGCCAGTGTTATAAGCCTGTTGGTATAGTCGCAGCGTAATACGATACGATCTATACGGTTTAATGCGCCGTCTGCGGTATCCAGTGTTATGGTTGTGTCCGCTTTCAGCATATACATACGCCCAGCAATAAACCCGGCGCCTTTTCCTATTTTCAACTTCATTCCTTCGCTTGCTGTTACTTTCAGCCTGTCGGCGCTACTGTAGAATACGCCGTTACCCAGGAATAACGCAAAATAGGCCGCCCAGTCTTCCGCGCTGTACTTCCTGTCGCCCGATACCGAACGGAAGGGAAAATACTTTTCTGCTGCCATGTTCCGCTACCTCACTTTCCTAATTTGTTGTATAAGCGTTGGTAGGCTCTCGCCTAACGTCGCTTCTATTTCTTTTGTGCCATTCTGATACGCCAGGCATACGGCCGTTATTCTTACATCAATACGTATTCCCCAGTTTTTTTCTATGCAGGTTACGCGGTCGCCTAAATTAAAATCTTCCCCATACTTAAGGTTGCTGGTTATATTGATTATGGCCGTAAATGATACCGTTTCTCCGTAGTCTTCCAAACTGTCGCCTGCTGCCGCTGCCAGCATTTTTAAATATTCTTCTTCCGGTATGGTTATTTCTACTTCGTTTTCGGTATACTTCCGGCTTATGTTCGACATATCTACGTACACTTCGTCTCGGTCTATTCCTTCGCCGCCCCGGTCAATCTCTACCAGGGGCACCGCTCCGTTATCGTCCGCCGCACCCGTAGCGTATATTACGTTTTTGCTGCCTTCGTCGCTTTCCGTGTATTCCTGTTCGTTTACATTGTCAAAATCACGCGAAAAAATGGAAGGCGTGTTACCTTCGCTGTTGCCGCTGGTTAAATCCTTGCCCTTGTATAGCAAAAATCCGTACTGCCTGGTATTCTCATTTACCAAAATGTCGTACCCTATTTTGCCGGATAGTGCCCGGTTGTAAATCTCTTTCCCAGCGTCTATAAAATCTTCGTTGGCGTACTCTGTACTGCTGCCGTCTAAATCTTCCTGCGCCAGTGTTACAAACTGCTTAAACTGTCGCTTTGTTGCTGCGTCTGTCCCGTGGTTTTCTACCACTATCCGGTTAATTTTCTGCTGTTCTGTCCCGGTCATAACAATTTTGTTAAGTATAATGCGCTTACTTAACCACTTCTTAAGGAAATGGCCTTGTACTTCTATCTGTTCGGCGCTTTCTGTGTCCTTCGTGATATGCCTATACCTTATCTGTGTGCCACGTCGCCAGTTTCCTGTTTCGTCTGTATAATCCGCTGCCCCGTCGTGCAATACTACAATATTGCCCTTTACAAGCAGCTTTTTATTGTTTTCTGTCATTGGTGCCAGTAATTTAAGGTCGCCTACCGTTCCTTCGTTCCAGTATGTAGGCGTCCATAGCAAGCTTGCTATTTCATCAATAACGCCCAGGGGCGTTAATTTTTGGTCGTATACTCTCAATTCTACGTTATCCATAAATTTATACCCCCAGGTACTTATTATTGTGGTATATGGTCGCTTCCAGGGCTGTTACGCCGCTTTCCGCGTCATACCTAAATACGTTGTCGCCTATGGCAAGCTGCATAAATGTGCTGTCTACGTCGATATGCCGGAAGTAGTCTATTACTTCCCCGTCCCTGGTTAGCGTAGCGCCTTTGCTCCCGTAATCCGTGTTAATGGTTATTACGTCGCCTGCTACCATTGTGGTATCAATCATTTTTAAATACTCTTGTGTATTTACGTTCAAAAGTACCGGATTAACCACCGTTCCAATGGCTCTAAACTCTACGCGCATACCGCTTTTTACGTCGCCTTCGTTGTATACGTTCACAATTACGGACGGTTCGCGGTATCCCAGTTCTATGCCTTCTTCGGGTATCTCAAAATCAAACTCCCAGGAAGATACCCAGGCCGCAATATCTTTTTTTGTTTCCGCTTCTTCTCTCCAAAATGGGTTACAGCACGTAATAGGTATTGTGTATTGCATAAATATCTTGTTCTTTTTGAATACCGGGCGCCCGTCTACTTTGCAGTCGATCACGCGTACGAAGTCCTTGTAGGTGTATATTAACTTTGCGTCCAGTTCCGCGTTTAAAATCTTTTCTGCCCTACGGCGCAATTCTAAAACCCGGTCTTTGTCCGTGGTGTTAATATTTCCTACTATGGTTATGTCCCTGGCTTCGTAGCGCTGGCCTATGTACGTGTCGCCATGCTGCCCCATGCTGTTGGTTTTGTATATTGTGTTGTCAATACCAGCAATTCCGGTAACGTCTTTGGATACGTTACAATGGTAAACACTGGTTATACTAAATTCCAGGGTTTCGCCCCTGGAATTTATGTACGTTAGCTTCTCGTAATCCATTAAGCCACTACCTCTCTTGCTATGTTTTTAAACTGTTTCGCTGCTTCTTTCTGCTGTGCTTTGTAGCTGGTGTCTTTTGCGTAGATATTCTGAATTACTGTTACGCCGCCTGCTTCCCCGCCGGAACCCCTCGGCTTCTTCGGTTCGTAGTCGTCGTCTGTTTCAGCGTCAATATTAACTTTGCTCTGTACGTCAAATTCGCGCGGTATGCTGTTGTTAATATCCCGGCTTACTTTCTCCATTTCGTCCGTAAATCCTACGCCAATACCTTGTGCCAGGAATACGCCTACCTGGTCGCGCATTACTTTGGACGGGCTGGCAATGCCAAAGAAGGACTTTAAGCCGCTTAATACAGCGTCGCCAAATCCCTTTATTTTATCTAAAATCCAGTCTTTTGCATTGTTTATACCATTCCATAAGCCTTGTACTATGTTGGTACCGATATTTACCAGCTTGTCCGGCAGGTCTTTAAACCCGTTTACAATACTGGTGCATACCGAAGCTATGGCGCTTTTGGCCTTGTCCTGCATTTTGGTGCCCCATTCTGCAATTTTCGTTACGCAGGTTATAATTGTGTTCCAAATCTTACCCGGTAATTCCTTAAGCACGTTTACAATTTTGGTTGTCAAGTTCGCCATTGCTTCGCGTGCCTTGTCCTGCATTTGTAAGCCCCATTCTGTCAGTTTTGTTATGGCGTCTATGATTGCGTCCCAAACCTTCCCCGGTAAATCTTTCAGTATATCCCATACCTTTTGTATAAGTTCCAGCATAACTACGGCTACCTGCGGTATTGCCTGGGCTAATCCTTCCACGATTGCTATTACAATCTGCGGCAGGTTTTCTATAAGGACTGGTATGGCTTCTACTAATCCCGTCGCCAGGGCTACGATAATTTCGCCCGCGCACTCGATAACCTGCGGTAGTGCTTCCACCAGGCCGTTAATTATGGCTACAATAATTTCCGGTAGCCGCTCCGCCAGCATTGGTAAAGCGTCTACTAATCCTTGTGCCAGGCCTACTATAATGTCGGCCGCTGCTTGTATTATGGTTGGTATATTTTCTGCCAATGTTTCAACGATAAACAAAACCAGGTCTACAATTTGTGGCACCAGTTGCGGTAATGCGTCTGCAATTCCCTGCGCCAGTGCTACAATAAGCTGTACGGCGCCTTCCACTATGGACGGTAACAGGTCTATAATTCCCTGTACCAGCGTGTTAATTATCTGTATTGCACTGTCTATAATGGTCGGTAGGTTTTCGCCTATACCCTGTACAAGTGAGTTAATCATGCTTACGCCCATTTCTACAAATTCCGGTAGTTTTTCGGCTATCAGATTAACCGCGCTACTTAATGTGCTGCCGATTACTTCGGCCATTTTCCCCATATCTCCGTTGGCTTCTTGTATTCCCTTGGAAAAGTCGCCTAGTATTGTTACGCCGTCGCTTGCCAATGTATCCAGGAACGGTAACGCGATCATGGCCGCAGCGTTTTTAAGACCGCCTAACCCCGCCTTTAGCTGCTGCATTTTATCATCAAACGCGCCCAGGGCTGCCAGGTTGTCGCCGCTCATTACTGCTCCCATTTTTTCCGCTTCTTCTCCGCACTCTTTAAACGCTTCGCTTCCCGCTTCAATAACCGTACGCAGGTCTTTGCTGCTTTTCCCCAGTAAGTCCGTTGCCAGGTTGTCCCTTTCTACTTCGTCCGTTACCTGGCCTAAAGCGTCGATAACGTCCCAGTATACTTCTTCGCTGTTCCTAAACGTGCCGTCTGTATTTTTGATACTTACGCCCAGTTTTTCGTATGCTGCCGCGTATGTGGCGTTTCCGTCTGCCGCGTCGCCCATTCTAACCTTGTTTTTTTCCATTGTGGCGGTTAATGTGTTCAAATCTCCGTCAATGAAATTTAAAGCATACTGGTACTTTTGTATGCTGTCTGCTGCTATCCCTGTATTTGCCGATATTGTTAAAACGTCGTCTGCATACTTTCCACCAGCTACCGTAAGCCCTGCCAGGGCTGTGGCTGCGCCTGCTGCCGCTGTCCCCATTGCTGCTACGCCTTTGGCTATGGCTCCGCCTATTTCCCCTACTACGCTGCCTAAATTATTAAAGCGGCTGCTTGCGTCGTCCGCCTGCTTGCCGCTGTCTTCTACCTCTTTCCCAAAGTCGTCTGCGCTTTTTTCTGCTTCTTCTAGTGCTTTGTCCGTATCGTCCAGGGCATTTTTGGTATTTGCAAGCGCCGTTTTCTGCTGGTTTAATGCAGTTTCTAACCTTTTGGCTCCGTCGCTGTTTTCTCCCTGGGCTTCCTTCATGGCCTTTAAGGCTTTTTCTGTTTCTTCCACCTTTTTGGCCTGTTCGTCGTAGGTACGCTTTAATACGTCCTGTTTTGCTTTTAATGCTTCCGTACTTGTGGCGTTGTTTTTGTACTCTGCGGTAACTAACTTCATTTCCGAACCCAGCAGCTTTAAATTACTGTTAAGTTCCTTACAGGCTGCTTTGTATTCCGCTTCGCCGTCAAACGCCAGCTTGGTTTTTATACTGTCTGTTTTATCAGCCATATATTAAAATCCCCCTAACGCTATATCTATTGCGTCCGCGTCTTCCGGTTCCGCCTGGTCTGTGTGTCTAAACTGCTGCGGGTTATATTCTTTGTGGTATCCGAAAAGTGTATTTATTTTGTATGGCGTCATTTTCCATACTTCCCTTTCCGGGTACCGAAGCATTGTTACGCCAATATATAAAAGGCGGGCGGTGTCTAGGATACCTGCCCGCTCTCCGCGTTTCCCGTGTCTGCTTTGCCTTCGTTTTCTTCCGGCGCGTCTTCTGTCGGCTCATTGTCGCCATTTGTTCCTACTGCAAACGCCTTTAAAATAGCGCTTTGTACTTCGATAATGTTACCTGTATGTATCCAGCGTCCTACCTGCTTTTCCGTTACTTCCGGTTCGTCTTCTTCCGCTCCTTCGTTAATCAGCAGCGCAAGCAGCCATTTTGTGTTTTTAATCCAGTCTTTGTTATCCTGGTTAAATACTTCCGCCAGCTTGTCATATCCCCCAAATTTATCCTGGATTTCGTCCAGGGCGTTAAGGGAAAACAATAAATGGCGTTCCCTGCCGCCTACTTCAATAGCATATCTACCGTCTTTAATTGCACTCATATGTAAAAATTGGGCGCCCGCCCGTAGGCTGCGCCCTCTCCTTTCCTGTTAATTATGAACCGCTCGTACTTGCGGTTGCGGTTGTTTTCGGCTCTCTTACCTTCGTTAAGAAACTTTTTGCCACTTCGCTTGTTTCCAGGCCTGTGTAATCAGCTTTCCAGCGGCCGTCATGGCGTTTAAAAAATTCGCCTTCAATTTCCGGCGTGTTAAACTGGATTGCTTCGCCCTTCGTTTGGAATTTCTCGTTAGGGATTTTAAACTTTGTTTTGTAAAGCCAAATATAACGATACTTTCCGCCCGTCTTCTTCGCCCGGAAGCCTACAGCCACGTATGGCGGTTCATCATCAGCGCCGCCATAAATTACCTTGTCGTCGTCTACTTCCTGGCCTAACAATGTTGCTACGTCTTCGGTTTCCAGGTCTTTAATACCCAGCTTTAAGGCGCCTTTTACAAACTCCTTTACGCTTTCGCTTACCGCGTCGTCGGCGTATAAGGTGCCTTCCGCAGTTGTTACGGATAAATCAGCCGTCATAACTTCGGCCAACTTTTTAGGCGTTCCGTATGTAGGTACGCTGTTTTCGCCTTCTGTAATGGTGGCGTATACCAAATCTTTTAAACCTATTGTCATGGCTCTTTACTCCTTTATAATTTGTGTCGTTATTGGTACAATCCAGTACCCTGTTGCTTCTTCGTAGCTTTCCTGGTCTACACTCGTAACGCTGTATCCTGCTGCCCGTAGGTTCTTTACTGTTGTATCTACCAGGGCTTCAAAATCGCACTTCGTAATAATTCTTACTAAATACGTTTCTGCTTCTTCTTTTACTTCGTCGTCCGCTACTAATGCGGGCTGCCTGGTAATCCGTTGGAAGGTGTAATATGTTCCTGGCTTTTCCTGCCCTTTTTTTACTTTCCAAACCAGGCGCGCGGCCGGGTAGCCGCTCTGTTCTAAAACCTCTTTAATTTTAGCCATTATTTACCCCCTTCCAAACTTCGTACATGGCGTCTGTTGTCTGCTGGTGGGCTTTTTCGTTCGCCGCTGTCATATATGGCCGCGCAGGTATTTTACTGGTGCCGTATTGTGCTATAAAGCCAATAGTTGCATAACGTACGTTGCTTTTATCTCCCTTGCGGTCGTTTCCGTGTTTGGCTTTTCCCTGTGGGTATACCTCTACGTAGCGTTCTACGTCGTCCCCTTTTACCTGGGTTGCCTTTATTGACTGAAAAAACCCCGCCGTTTCCTTTATACCCATTGCCGCCGCTTCGTCCTGCTGTGCCTTTATAAGCACATTGGCGCCCGCTTCCAGCATTAAGGGTACTGCCTTTGTGGCTGCTTCTTCCATTCGTAAAAATTTCTGTGTTACTTCTTCCAGGCCTACGGTTGTAAACTCTCCCATATTAGCCCCCTTCCTGGTCTTCTTTCTCGACTGTTGGAAGGTCTGTTAATGTCAGTTCTATTACGTCGCTGTCCGGCTGCTCGTAGGTCTTAAGCACGCTGTAGCGCTTGCCCTCAAACTCTACCAGTGCTTCCCCGGCGTAGTCTATACAATGTACTTCTACTTTTGCTTCTACCTGTTTGCCCGCCTGCTGCGCCTTGTAATATTCCCCCTGGCTTATGCTTCGCTTATTGCAAAATACCAGGCGTTTGCTTTCCTGCGTCGGATTATCGAACCCGTTTTCGTTGGTCTTTTCGGTCGGTTCGGTTTCGGTAATCAATGTAATTTCGTTACACCACTTCGCCACCTTCTACCGCCCCTTCCTGTTCCGTTGTTCCAGTGTCCGTATTTCCCGGTACCGTTTGGTATTCTTCCATAAGGGATAACGCAATTTTTAAACTGTCGTAAGACTGCCTAAACTGCTGCGCCTTGTCGCTGTATCCAAATTCCGCCTTGCAGTAGATTGTAATAGCCCGGATAATAAGCGCGTCGCTTTCGTCCAGGTTATTTACACCCACCTGCTGTAAATCGCGCTTGCACGCTTCTATACAGTCGTTAATTTCGTCGGTAATGGTCTGCGCCTGGCTGCTAATCCTTAATGCGCCCCTTATCTTTTCTGTTAATTTCGTTGCCATACACTCCCTGCCTTTCATCAATAACGGGCTACGTGTTGCCGCAGCCCGTGTTATTGGTTACTGATTAGCTGGACGCCTTTTTCTTAAGGGTTACAAGACTGTTTTTGTCTACTACCTTACCGTCGGCAAGCATAACGCCCTTTGTTACCATGTCGTCGGTGTCGTTGTCTTCGTACTTCTTTACGCCCATTGCGTAGTTAGTGTTAAGTACGTAATCCTTAAAGTTGAATACGAACGCTACTACGTCCCCAGTGCTTGCAGCGTCGAAGCTGTTAAGGTAATCGCAGCATACTACAGGTCTACCCAGTAATACGCGTTCCGGCTTGCCAGCAATGCCGTAGTTTACGCGTGCAATAGGCTGCCCCTGCTGGTCTGTCATGCCAATAAAGCCCATGAATGTAGCTTTAGACATACACCATACTGCGCCTGCTTCGTACGCCTGCGGTAATGCGCCTTCTACCTTCACAATGTCAGCGTATGCCAGCTTTGCGGTTTCGATTGCCTGGCCTGTTGCTGGTGTTTCCTTAATGATACCCTTCGGCTGGCCTGTACCTGTACCGGAAATAATGGCCTGTTCTAACGCTTTTGTCATTGCTTCCACAATGTTGTTAATTAACAATGTTTCAAACGCAGACATAGCCATGTTTTCTACTTCCAAAGATACAGCAACGGCGCAACGTAATTTGTGATATGCAAAAGTTACCATACCGTCCTTTGCTGCGGTCTTCTTCTGTTTGTCGCTTCCTACGCCTTCGGCTACCCATGTTGCAGTAGGCTTAACGCTGGATACAGGGATAGCAACGCCGCCCTTGTATGCAGTTCTTGTAACAAGCGCCAAAATCATACCTGTACTTTCCAGCTTTTCTACGATCTGATTAAGTACGGTAGTAGGAATTACGGCGCCTACGTCTGTGGTCTTTGTTACGGCGTCGGCTCTGTACTCTGTAGGAATTGCGGTACCTCTTACCACATAATCCATAAACGCCTTGCGGTACTGCATTGTTGCGTACTTGTCGTCGCCTGTTTCCTGGCTGCCCCCTGCTGCCGGGAAGGAACGTAATACAGTAGGTGTGCCCTGGCCTGTTACTGCCTGGCCTGCTGCTACTGCTGCCAAAATTCTGTTACGCTGTTCCTGTGTGCCTGCTGCTGCCTGTAGCTGGCTTCTTTCTTCCTGTAAAGCTGCTACCTCTGTTTCCAGGGCTGTTAATTCGTCTGCGGTCATTTCCGCGCCCCTGGTTGTAATCTCTGTGTTAATTTCTGCTAATCTTGCTTCGATTTCCTGTAAAGTGTGCATAATGTTTCTTTCTCCTTTTTCTTTTTTGAATTTTTATAGCATTGTTCTTAACTTTAGTAACTTTGCCCGGCGTTCCAGGTACTCCGCCTGTATTTGCTCGTAACTCCGCGTAGCAAAATTCCGCGCGCTTATTTCGGTTTCTTCGTTAGCAGGCCTACTAACTGCGGAAACGTCATAAACTTTTTTTATTTCCAAAACGTCCCTTGTAATGGTTCTTGCTTTGCGGTCTTCCGTAATGCTGTCTTTTGCGACTACGAACGCCCAGGACATTTTAGTAACTAATTCTGCTTCTATATCCTGGTACAGTCCGCGCGCTGCGTCGGTTCTTCCCAGGTCAGCACAAACAAAAAGTCCCTTATTATCCGGCTGGATAATAAGGGACTTGGTTTTACCCGTTCTTGCGAATACTCGCCCGGTATGGTCGTACTGCATAATAACGTCTGTTATGTCTGTGCCGTCCAGCGCGTGCCTGTCGATACGCTCGTAATACTTCCACCCGTCCGAAAACTCAAATAATAAATAAGGACTATCAAACGTAGTCGCGTAACCTTCTACGTAATAGTCCGTCTGTATGCGCTTTGCTGCTGCCGCTGCGGATAGTGGCGCCGCCAGCGCTCTGTATTCTCTTTCTTTTACTACTGGCATTTTCTATACACCCCTTTCCTTTATTCCTGGTTGCCTTCCAGGTTGTCCCCTGGCGCCGGTTCCGTTGGTTCGGTCGGCTCCTTTGGTTCTGTTGGTTCTGTTGGTTCTGTCGGTTCGTCATACGTCGGCTGCTTTGGAACTCCGCCAGCGTTTAGCTGGGATACTTCGGTATACTCTTTTCGTATGTAGTACTTGTCCCCGTCTTCTACGTGTGCCATGTTCCATATATCCATAACGCCGTTGCGGTTTAGTAATGCCCTGTCGAATAGCTGCGTAGATACTTGCAGCTTTGTGGCGTTGCTGGCGTACTGCAAACGGTTGGCCGTCCAGGTAATCATATTACCGCGGTTTATTTCGTTCTGCGTGTAGGTCATGTTTGACATAACAATAGACAGCATAATAGCGAATGGCTCTATTTTCCCTTCGTAATATGCGTTCCATATATTCTCGTCGTATTTGTTCGTCAAAATTTCCATGTTGGTGCTAAAGTGAATAAACACATTTTCGTTAATTTGCTGCATTTGCAGCGCATTAACTGTATACGGCTTGCTGTCTACCTGTTTCAGTTCGCTAAACTTTCCGTCGTAAATAATCATGCCGCTTTTGTTGTCTTCGCTTAAGTTATCCGCCGTGAAGCGTTCGCGCTCTTTTTTAATATCTTCCGGTTTTAGCATATTTGCTACTTTTGCCAGGAAGCGAATATTAGCGCTATTCTTTACCGCGTTAATAATTCCTTCGTTTTGTGTGTGTAATAGCTGCATGGTGGGTTTTAATACCCTGTTGTCTTCTCCGAAAAGGTCGTCACTATACTGGTACTGCGTTATAATTCCCACGCGGTCGAACTCTATAGCTGCAAACTCCCCATTTGCAAACTGATAACGCAAATAAATAATGCCGCCAGCTTCTACAATCTCGCAGCGCTGCGGCAAAATAGGGTAATAACCTATAAGGCGGCCTAACTGATCTTCTACCGGGACTATGAATACGTTATTATCCACTTCCCATATTGTCGCAACCCTGTAAAGGAATTGCGGCGTACTCATAAAAAAGTTAGGCTTAAATTGTAATATCTTTTCCAGGTATGGTTTAGCGCTGCCGCTAATTTCCGGCTTTAGCTTGCTGCACATTGTAGCAAATCTATGTACCGCTGCCCTGGTTAAATCCATTTCATACAGGCCGCCGCTGTATGTTGTAAATACCGGGCTGTATCCGTTTAGCATTTTGAAATAGTTGTCTATAACTATTTGCTTTTTGCTTTTGAATAAATAGTCTTTAAGGCTCGTTTTTCTCACTCCCTTCTACGCTGCATTTTTCAGCAGTTCGCCTATTTCGTCATAATATTTTTGTCGTACCGTCATTGCGTCGATAACGGATACGAAGCCGTCTATATGGGCGCGGCGTTCAATCTTTACAGGCCTAAATTTTCGCGTTTCCATATTCTGTTTAAGTGCCACGTTAAGGAAGTGGCCTTTAAGCAGGTTGTTGTTGCATATCTTAAAGTTGCCGTCCTTTATAATGCCTTCAAATTCTCGTATAACAGGCGTTAGGTTCTCGCCCTGGAATACGTCGTCTGTATGGAAGCCGTAGCCGGACAGGTCGTTAATAAGATACTGGGCGCTGTATCGGTCATAGCCAATTTTAAGCGTTCGTATTTCGTAGGTTTCTAGCAGCATTACAAACCAGTTGTATACGTCCCTGTAGTCTACGTAATTTTCGCCCGATAATGTTAATACGCCCTTCTTTACGAATATGTCGTATGCTATGCCGTCCGTGGCCGTTAATGCTTCTATGCGGCCGTGTGGCATAAAGAATTGGCAGAATGAGTATAAAGCGCCGTCCCGCTCGATAATTACGCAGGCCGCCGTTAGGTCTGTTGTTTGTGATAGGTCTATACCGCCTACAGCGTAGCAGCCCCGGAAGTCTTCTAATGTATACGGCGTTTCCTTGCCGTCTATCGTCTTTACTGCCGTTGCCTTTTCTACTACCTGGCTTTCTAGCCATGCAATACTACTATTCTGTTTAATGTTACAGTACTTGCATAAGAACTCTGCGCGCTTACTTAAGCTGCCTTCCGCTACCGCTATTTCTTCCCGGAAGAAGTCGGCCGTAACAGATACGCCCATATTAGGGTTAGCCTTCTTAAGTTCTTCTATGTCGTTCCACTTCTCTACGTCGTCTATCATGTAAAGCAGCGGCAGTAATCGTTTTTCTTTACTGCTGCCCTTAAGGAACTGCGTAGAACGCTTCATAAGTTCGTCGTATATGCTGTCGTTTACATATCCGGCCGTACTGATTGACAAAATAATAGGCTGGCGCCTTGCACCTAACGCAGATTTCATTACTTCATACTGTTTTAATCCGCCGTCCCCGCTCCATGCTGCTATTTCATCACATACAACTAACTGCGGGTTAAATCCGTCGGACTTCTTCGCGTTAAATGCGATCGGCTTTATTACTGTGTTGGTTTCTGCTATGTATATGTCGCTGCGTCGTTTCTTGGCTTCCGCCTTTAGTTCTTCTTCGCTATTTACCATTTGGTAAAAACCGTCATATACTAACGCTGCCTGGTCTAATTTTGGCGCCAGGCAATAGATTTCCTGGCCGTATTCCGGTTCCAGGTATGCCATATATGCGATAATGGCCGACGCAAAAAGCGACTTACCATTTTTACGCCCAATTACTATAAAAACTTCACGAAAAATACGTATATTTTGTTCATCAACGCAGCCAAAAATAATAGAAATTGCCGCCTTTTGCCATAATTCTAGCTTTAATAAATCGTTGCGGCCTTTGCTATGGTGGCAATAATTTTCTATAAACTTAATGGCCTTGTTTGCCTTTTTCGCATTAAAAAAATAGTCGCCTGCTTCTAGTGCATTTACGACTATTTCGTATATTGTTTTTATCCATTTTCCTACTACAATTTCGCCGCTGCATATCTTTGCGTAGTACTCATAAATATAATTTTTGTACGGTATCAATTATTCTTCACGAAGCAGCGCCAGGCCGCTTTTTTTCTTCTTTGGTGCTGCTGGTGCCAGTTCCGCTAAAGTCTTAATAATTGCGGTGTAATTCTTTATCATGGTGTTGTATACGTCCACTTCCGGGGACTTCTTCGTACCGTACTGGTTTTCCCCGTTCTTGTACTCGCATACGCAGCCTTCTTCTTCAATTACTTTCTGCAATTCCTCTAGTTCAACGTGCATAAAAGCAGCCTTTTGTATCAGCGGCATTACAACCTTTTTCTTATTCTCGTCTAAATCCTTGAAAACGCCTTTAAGTCGGGTATTTTCCGACTTAATCCGCTGTTCTTTTGTCTTTTCTTTGCTTTTCGCCATAAAATACCTTCCTTTCCGGTACACCCCACCCCCTACACCACGTACGCGCGCGCCCGCGGGGTATTTTTGTAGTATCCCCCTCGGTATTCGTCCCCTTAATTTTTTTCGGACGATAGGGGGGTATATACTATGTTGCCTTCTTCGTCGAAGCTGTAACGTAGCTTCGGTTTTTTCTTGTGGTGTTCCTTGTTGTGGCAATCCTGGCATAACGCTTCTAGGTTGTCCCAGCATAGCGTTATGTATGGGTTGTTTATATTCTCCCTGGTTAGCCATGTCCTGTGGTGGCATATCTTTGCTGGTTCCCCGCAGCGTTCGCATATATTGTTTTGGCTTTCTAAGTATGCGTCTCTGCATTGTTCCCAGGACTTCGACAAGTAGAACGCTTCCGCCCACTTCTTCATAGCTTCCCTTCTTTCTTTCCTGGCGCCCTTGGTTTCATGCGCCAGGTTGGAGGTATAAAACAAAAATAGTAGCAGGCTTCCGTTGTCGGCTTCCTGCTACTATCTTCATGCTATCATGATACCACTTCAATGCCACCACAAAAACCCCAGCTTTTTACCACGTTTTCCCCGTGGCTCCGGTAGTAGCTTTACATACCCAGGGAGAAGTACGCAGCCTTCTTCTATCTGTTCTTTTAACTGCTGCCGTATGCGCTGCATATCTTCCGCCTTTAATACCGTGTCTACCTGGAATATATAAACCTTGTCTTTTTCCGTAATGGTTATCTTATTGTTTTTCATCTTCCATCCCCCATAACAGTACGGACATTTCGTTAATGATACCAGTTACCCAGCGTCGTGGCGTGTTCTTGCCTAACTTCTCGCCTGTGTCCTGCTCTACCTGGTCTATGATCTGTTCGTAGTTCATGCCCTGCATAAAATACATATCGAATACCTGGTATTCCAATTCCCGGCCTGCTGCCTTCCTGCGCCTTGCCATTTCTTCTATGGCCTTGTCTATATTGGCTGTCATAAGCAGGGTTTTAAACCTGGTGCGCCGCACGCTGCGTAAGTAGGTTTCCTGTTGTTCTTCTGTCATTCCTTCAAGTTCTAACTGTGTCCCTTCGCTTACCGCATTTTCGATATGGAAAACGGCATCACGGTAGCAGCGCATAAGGCTAAACGTATCATGGTATTTATTTTTCTTTTTCTCTTTCGCTTCTTCTTTCCGCAGTTCCTTAATGGCTTCTTTTGCTGCTGCCTGTAACATGGCCTGTAACTCGTCTTTGGGGACGGTAATATACTTTGCCCCTTCTTTTTCTTCGGTTTCTGCTTGTGTAATTTCTGCCACGTTTTCCATATTTCTTAAATCCCCTTTCTTTTCAGCTAAACGGTAATTCTTCGTCGATACCGTCCGGGATATTCATAAACCCGTTGTCGTCTGTTGCTGGTTGTGGCTGGTTCCCCTGCCTTGCTTCGGCTTCCGCTTTGCTTTCTCCGAACCCTAAAGAATTTGCCAGCACTTCGGTGTAGTACACTTCCCGGCCGTCCTTCGTGTAATGTCCTGTCTTAATCTTTCCTGTTACCTCTACTTTGCTGCCCTTGCTTAACCACTTTTCTGCCCATTCTGCCGTACGTCCCAGGCATTTAATGTTAATAAAATCTGCCCCGCCCGCGTCGTCTACGGCAAGGGTAAAGCGCGTAATTGCTACGCTGTTATCCTGGCCGCCGTACCTGGTTGCGGGCGCCTTCGTCAGACGCCCTGTTAATCCTACTGTATTCATTTCTTTGCTTCCCCCTTCTTTACCTGTCCTTCTACGTACTCTACTAAGTGCTGTTCTTGGTTGCTTCTTCGCTGGTTCGTAAATGCCGGAACTTCTAATACCTTTGCTTCTTCCTTCTTTCGTTCCTTTGCCTTGTCCTTTTGTGCCATTTTGCATAACGCATAAAGTGTTACGCAAATAATGAACGTGATTAGTACCGCTGTTAAGTTAATTGTTGCCTGCATGGTTAATACCCCCTTTTATCAATGCTTTGTAAAAGCTGCTGTTTTAATGCTTCGTCCATTACTACGTATGCCGTCGTTGTTTCTACGGCTGGGCTTATAATTACTTCCACTTCTTCCCGGCTAAACTGCTTTCTAATGGCTGCTGCCGTGGCTGCATTTGCTATTACTAACGCCTGCTGCCGCTGCCTACTCATTGTAGCCGCTGCCTGTAGCTTTTTAATTGCCGTATTTATTCCCTGCGGCGTTATCTGCCCTGCTACCGTGTAGTCCTGTATTATCTTCTGTTCCTGGTGTTGTACTTCCTGCTTCGTCGCCCTCTCTATTATCTTTCGCATTGCCTGTATGTAATCCATTTTTCCCGTTTCTCCTTATCTTCCTTGCCATTGCTTTGGCGTCTTCCGTTAATTCCGGGTTATCCAGGAACCTTAAAAATTCGTCTTCCGGCATGGTCTTTATTCTCTCTGTTGTTTCCCTTGTAACCCTTGCGAATTTTTCCAGGGTGTCACGTATTATCGGAATAGCGGCGCGTATGCCTTTCGCTACTGTTTCCATTGTCCTGGCTATTGTCCTGCCCCATTCTTTACCGTAGTATTTTACTTCGGTCTTTGGTGGGTTATGGCCGTACTTTTTCTTGTAGGCCTTCTTTTTCTGCCGTCTATTCATGCTTTAACCTCTCTAACAGTTTGCGGCGTCGCGCTCTTGCCAGGCGTGCCCTTGCTCTGTCTTTCTTTCTGTGATTTCTGCCCGTGGATTTTCTGAACGGCTCCGCATTTATCATAATTGGCATTTTCTGTGCTACGCCCAGGTTCGCGGTATATGTAACGCGGCTGGCGCCCACATTGCAAAATCCGTAAATATCCGGGCTTTCTTCTCTTGTAACCTTAATCGTTACCGCGCCCCCGCTGCATAACACTTCTTCCAATTCGCATAATAGCCGTTTTTTCATGTCCTTTTCTTGCATTGCTTTTATTTCCGGCTGCGTATTGTCAACTATGCAGCAAACTCGGTATTTTTCGTTACTCTCCATTTTGTGCCACTCCTTCCATGTCGTTTATGTTCATTTGTCCCGGTAATTGTTCTTGCTGCGGTTCCCGTCCCGGTTCTTCGCCTTTTGCCCTGGCTTCCAACCTAAATAAAATGCCTTGCAGTTCGGTTACGTCGTCTACGTCCATTATGTCTACGTGATACATAAGGCTGCGTACTGTATATATGCCCCATTCTCTATTTTTCCAGGCGTCGCGATTCTCCGGAAGGCCTACAATTAGCTGGCTTTCGGTGTCCGTTTCGGACACGTTGGAAGCGTTGGCCTTATCTTCTACATAGCGCTTTAATTCCCTGGCGTTTTCTGCTTCAATTTCTGCCTGCGCCTGCTTGTCTGCTGCGTCTGCTATAGCTGCCTGGGCGTCTATTTCTGCCTTTTCGGCGTCTTCCGCTGCCTTGTCTGCTTTGTCCTGGGCTTTTGCTGCTATTTTCTCCGCTACTTTTTTGGCTATTTCCTTCGTTTTCACGTTTTCGCCTGCTGCCGCCCTGGCTGCTATGGCCTGCTGTTCTTCCGGTGGTAGCTTCGCAGCTTCGTACGCTGCGCTTATGCCTATTTTGCCTTCTTTGAATTGCTCTTTAATTTCCGGTTCCGCGTTATTGTTGATTTTCTCAATGCGCGCCATATTTGTGGGCTTCTCTCCCAGGATTTCGCCTACCAGGTCGCGTACGCGTCCTTCTATCGTGATTTCCCCGGCGTCCCTTGCTGCTTCTAATGCTGCCTTTAACCTGGCCGCAAGTTCCGTTTTCTCGTAGTCTGTTAATTCCTGGGTATATCCGTTCCCGGCCAGTAACGCCAGTTCGTACATGATTTCCGACATATCCCGGTAAAAGTAACGGACTTTCTCGTATTCCTTGTACCCGCGTTCCAGGTTGTAAATGTTCGCCAGGTTTCGGCGGTGTCCGTCGATTATGCGGTATTCCCCGTTTACCCTGGCTAATACTGTCGGCTGCTCCTGTCCTACCAGTAAAAAACTGTCTGCCAGCTTGTCTATATCCTTACACTCCTGGCGCGTATTCTTTGGCGCTTCCTTCACTTCGTACGGGCTTAAGTATATTTCCTTGTATTCTGTCCCGGCTGTTGTGCCTGCTGCCGCCCTTGCTTTATTGTTCATCATGTCCAAAATGTTAAATGCTGCCATTTTCCTGCTACCTCGCTTTCTCTATTTCCTGTTTTTTCTTGCATTGTCCCATTACTCCGTTGCACATTTCGCAGCTTCGCCAATGTTCGCAGTTATCATTTTGCGGACACGGGCGGCCTGCAAATTTCCCGCCCCAGTTCCAGCAAGTCGTACCGCCATTTCTTCGGCAATGCCAGTACGCGCAATATTTTTCTTTATGTGCCATACCTAAAATTCCTTTCCGTGCTTGTATGGTCTTGTCTTGTTAAATTCGTGTTTTTCTAATATTGCAGCTTCAATATCTATCCCGTAATACTCTGCCATATCCATACAGCGTATAATTACGTCTGCTAATTCTGCGGGTACCCCTTCGGGCTTTCCGTCTTCCCTGTAATATGTTTCCGTTGCCTTTTTCCCTTTTCTAAATTCTTCCAGTATTTCCGATACCTCACTATGTATCAATGCCACAAAATCGGAAGGCTGTAAATTTCTATCCCGGAAGCCATGTTTTGTATTATTGTCTGCTACTTCTTTGCAAAAATCGTTTAATTTTAATGCTGCCATATTACTGTACCCCCTGTTCTGTTAATGCCTGGTATTCTGTTACGAACTTCTTATAGTCCCGCGCCGTCCAGCTTCGTGGCTTGTACTCTGTAATTGTCTTTCCAAAAAACGTACTTTCTGCTGCTGCCTTGCCATACCAAATAACGGTATTAAACAGTTTGTAGCCTTTTTCGTGCAACCATTCCAGGCCTGCCCGGTTTGCGTCGTCATTCTGCCACATAGTAACCAGGGCGCCAGCAAATTGCAGCTTGCTGTTGATCTGCTTCATTCCTTCCACCTGGTCTATGATCGTGTCTAATCCTTCCAGCGCCCAGGCGTCCACCTTCGTAGGTACTATTACGTCGTCAGATACAGCCAGGGCGTTAATTACGTTTAATCCTAAATCCGGCGGGTTGTCGATAATAACGTAATCGTACGTCTTTTCCGGCTCTAACGGGTATGCCTGTAATAATGGCTTAAACCGTTCTACCTGGTCGGCGTCTGCTGCTACTGTTAAATCGTTTGTGGCCTGCAATAGTGACATATTGGCCGGTATAATATCCAGCCCGGCATATCCCGGCAATACTACCCGCAGGTCGTTAATGCTTTTATACCAGCCGCGTAACAGTTTTGCGCTGCCGCTCTCTACGTCGTCCTGGTATACTCCAAACAACTTAGATAAATTCCCTTGCTTGTCATTGTCTACAAGCAGTACGCTTTTACCCTGGTTGTTTAGTATGTGTGCCATGTTGGCCGCTGTGAAGGTTTTACCTACGCCACCCTTAAGGTTGATAATGCTAATTACTCTCATATTTTCCGCCTTTCTTTCGCTCCGTTGAACCTAGCGAATATAAATTTATTTTTTACGCCTGCTGCCAGGTCGTATTTTACGTTGCTGGTAATAATGTGTCCTGGTCTGCGTATTCTGCTGCCCGCTTCATTCCTTCCCGCATTGTTTTTAATGCCAGGTAGTAGGTTCCTTCCTTTGGTGTACTTTTCGTCTTAAGCGGCTGCGCTTCCGGCTCCGCTCCGTCCAGGTATACGCTTAATGTCTGTACTGCTGCCTGCCAGCCCACACATACCAGTGCTAAATATCCCTGGTTATCCACTTCCTGTAAAAAATCAATTTGCGACTGTTCCAGGCTTCCGCCCGGTGCCTTTAGTTCCACGTATAAGCCGTGGTACCCTGCGCTGGCTACTGGTAAAACCAGGTCGGAAATACCAGCCTTTACGCCCTGGCGTTTTAATGCCCTGGCTGTGGCTGCGTCACGCTTCCCGCCGTTTGGTACATGGTACAGTAATTTTAATTCCGGGTACCTTCCCCGGTTGTAATCGCACCAGCTAAATATTGCTTCCTGGTGCCCGCTTTCGTCTGATACTCTAAAATTACGCATTTTTTAACTGTCCTTCCCTTCCCCGTCTTCCGGTCTTTCCTGCTGCCATTCTTCCCATGCGTGTGCCTGGTTTAATGCCTGGGCTATTATGCCTACTGTGGCAGCGGCCAATATTACCAGCAGCATGGCGCCGCCCAGCAGCGCTAAAGTGATGTAAATTATTTTCATTTCCTACCTTCTCCCTTCTTTCATTCCAGCCGTACCATTCGGTAGCTTAAAAATCCGTACCCGTAAAATTCTTCGCTATGTACGCCTACCCTTACGCTGTCCTTGTCTATGTAGTAGCCCTTTATTGGCTTTGGCTCTGTATAATACTGGTTCCTGTCTTTGATTATCTTGTATTCCGGTTCCGGCCTTCGCAGGTTCTTGCTGCAATTCCAGCGCTTGCCCTGTAATGCTTCGTCCGTCCCTACGGTCTTGTCTGTGTATTTTATGAGATATGCGGCCAGTTTACTGTAATCTCCGTTTGTGTCTAAAGGGTGGAAGTGTATTTTACTGTTTTGTGGGTATGCCTTCTTCCATGCTGCTTGTATTAACCTGGTGTCTATGTAATTAACTACTAAATGGTGGTGCCTGCTGCCCTTCTCTCCCACTTCCATAACGTGTACGTACTTTAGTTCCTGGCCTTGCTGTTTATATATCTTGCGCAGTTCCCTTAAAAATACGTCTGCGTCTTTTCTCATTTCTTCCCTGGTTCTGTATGGCTCCCCTTTTTTACGGATATAGCCAAAATCTATATGTAAATCCCCGTCCTGGTAATTCTCCGCCAGTAACAGGCGTAATGTTCGTTCTGCTTTCTTGGTGTTGGCCTTCTTTTGGGCTTCATTCGTTGGCCGTACCTTGTCGCCCCTTTTTATACCTGCCTTATGGTAACGGCTGGTATAATAGCGGTCTACCTCTATGGTCTTACCCGCCTTTGTTACCCTCTCTACGTATGGCATTGTCTATAACCCCTTTTTGTCGGTTCGTTAATACTTTTATCAAGTGTTAAATGCGGGCTGTAACCCGCAGAATTATTGACAAAACGCCATTTTTTCGATATAATATTTTTTCTTAAATAAATATCGTATTTTTTAGCCCCGGCAGTCTTCCAAACTGCTGGGGCGTTTTCGTTTTGTCTACCCTTTATTTCGTCTGTCAAAGTACAGCAGAACGCGGCGGCGCATTTCATCAGACATAATATTAAGTTCTACCGCGCGTTCCTTTTCCGGCATTTGTGCCAGTTCTTCTAACCAGTCCTGGTATGTATCTATCCAGGCTTCCGTTTCTAAATCCCTGGCCTTTGCCTTCGCGATCAGCCTACGCCTTGCCTGGCGCTTCTCATGTGTCAGCATTGTTACAGGCCTGCGCCTAAATTCTGCATATTCCGCAGCCGTTAATACGATACTGTCCGGGAATATGTCTACATAGTGCTGCTGCCCGCAGCTTCCGCAGGTGTATACTTCGTCGTCCTTTAATGCTCTGTCTATGGGTTGGCCGCAGCGTAGGCACGTTCTGTACTTTTTCGTATGCCTTCCTGTAATCCGCTTTACTGCCATTTCCCTTTTAACCTCTCTAATTCTTCCTGGCGTGCTGCTGCCGCTGCGCAGGCTGCGTACGCTACTTGCGTATTTGCTGTTTCTTCCGTGATAACGTCCATGTTTACCAGTGCATAGGCGTAACCGTTAATACGGGCTACGTGTTCGTCTATTCCTTCCTGGGTGTGTATTTCCTTAAACTGGCTGATTAAGTCGCCCAGCCCTGCCATTGCTTCGGCTACCTGTTTTGCGTTGTGCGGCGTTACTTTCGCTTTAATCTGAATTTGTTTTACCTGCATACCTCTTTTATTCTCCTTCCGTTTCTGTTTCTTCCAGCTTACTGGCGCTTACTTCCCAGGTCGTAAACTCCTGTACGCCTTCCGGTGTCTTTTTGGTGTACGGCCTGCTTTGTATCCTGCCTTCTAAATACACTTCGCTGCCTTCCCGTAGTCCTGCTGCCTGTTCTGCCAGCTTTTCCCAGGTAATGCAAGGTATGTAACTGTAAAAGCCAGGTGTAAACGCCGAAGGAATACGTACGGTAATATCCGTAATATGCTTTCCTTTTGGTGTTTCTCTATATACTGGCTGCTTTGCTACGGTTCCCTTTATGTATGCTATGTTAATCTGCTGGCTGTTCTTTGGTACTGCTGCCAGGTATAAGCCCCATACAAAAAGCTGCGTACGCCCGGTTTCTTTGTCCTTATACGTCTGTATGGTTCCTGTTGCTTCTATCCTGCTGCCCGGCTTAACTAATACTGCCAGGGTGCCCGGTTCCATGCAGTCACCCGGTAATGCCCCGAAGCTGCCGCCGTCTATCTTTTCTTCCTGGAAAAGCACTAAAACGCGGTCTACTGCTCCGCTGTCCCTGGAAATATCCAGCCATAAGGCGTATACATTTTCCCGGCCGTAAATATTGCGGTATGGCTCCGGTGTTGCTGCCGCTGTTCCGGCTATTCCTGCGGTGTTAATTTCCATGCTGTTATATCCCCCCCTTACTCGTAGAACGCGTCCGTATTCGGCGCCGCGTCATATTCCGCCGCTAAATCCATTTCCTTTACCCTGCTTTCCTGGTGCGCTATTTCCTGTACGTCGAAACCCAGGCGCCCGTAATGCTTTTTAATAATGTCCTTGGCGTCTTCCAGGTCTTCCGGGTGTTCTTCCGGGTACGGTACCACTATAAAGCCGTCTGCTTCTTCCTGGTTTCTTCGGTCTATTAGCTTAACCTTAAATCCTAATAAAAATATTAAATATTTGCTTTCCATTGTTTTGCCCTCTCTTTCTCTATTTTGCTTTTTCTTTTGCGGCCTGCTGGTGCTTCCCCAGCGTTTCCGTGGCTGGATAACTGCCGCCAGGCGCCTGGCCGTTCTTCTCATATCCCGGCGTTCTTGTGTTGAACTATGGCCAATGCGGCGGGGCGGATTTGAACCACCGACACCATAGGCATAACTAGGGGCGCCCGCGTGGCTCCCTTAAGCGTCGCGCCGCTGTGGTTATGCCCGTCCCTCTACCAAGCTGGGGTACCGCCGCTTATGCCGGGCGTTTATCCCAACGCCCTGGCTAACATATCTTCGTACAACCCTTTGTATATTTCTGCTTCCCTTTTGGCCGCTGCCAGTTCTTCCCTTAACCCGCGGTCGTCTACCAGTTCTACGGTTCCCTGGACTGCTGCCGCCTTCTTTTCTTCTTCCAGTGCTGCTACGCGTTTTGTTGCTTCTTCCAGTTCTTCCGCCTGGTTGTCTATTTCTTCCTGGGCTTTTTCTGCTTCTTCCGTCTTTTCTTTTAACTGCTGCCGTAGCTTGGCTATTTCATACTGTAGCCCGTCTATTTCCCTGTTAGCGTCCGCTGCCATGCTGTCTAACGGTGCTTCGTCGTCCGGTAATACCAGGGCTTCCGCTATGGCTCTGCGTAATTCGTAGTCTTCTTCTTCGGATAATGCCCGGACAAAATCTACCATTTTGTCGTAAAATACATAACCCAGGCGGCCAGCGTCGGCGTACATAATGTCGCGTACTCTTACTGCTACCGCATTGCTGCCGGGTTCCTGTTCTTGTAGCATAACCGTGGCTGCGTATCTCTCAAAACAGGCAAGTATAACAACCACCCTCACGCTGCCGTTATTATCTACTTCCCATATCTCGCCTTTGTTGATCTCGTAGTTTTTCATTCTTCCGGTACCCCCCCCGCTTCGTAATATGGCCTTGTATGCCGTTTCGTCCTTTATGCCGGACTTGTTATATAGTAATTCTCTATCCATGCTTAAGCCCTTTGCTTTCGTAATATCTGTAACTCTCCGTCGATATTCCGGCCTACATAATCTGCCAGCCTATCCCGGCTTATGTTATAAGTCCAAATTGACGACATTTTAACCGCGGCACCTATTGGAAGCTGCCCCGTTTGCATACCAACGCGTACAAACTGCGGGGAAGCGCCAATAATGGCCGCTGCTTCTGTCGGTAATATCTTGTCTTCCTTCATGCCCTGCGCCTTCTTTCTGTTTTGTTCTTCGCCTGCTCTAACAGGCCTTTTACCTGATCTGCCGCCTGTTCGTATGCGTCCGCTTCGTCTTCCTGGGTTACTTTTAAAATGCGTTCGCCCTTCTTTTCGCCCTGGTACCTGTATATCTCTATTAACGCGTCGTCCTTCTCGTAAATGCTGCTATGTGTATGCAGGCGTAAATTGTCGTACTGCTGTAATTCCCGGTATGCTTCATAAAAGCTATGTAAAGCTGCTGTCCTTCTTTCGTCTTCCGTCATGTTCTGCCCCTTCCGGTGGGTACTGCCGCCGTAATCTCTCTTGCCTGTAAAGTGCTTTCCAGCCGTTCCGGCCTAACTGGCGCTTCCAGCACATATATTTACGGCGCTGTTCGCCGAACTCGGCCAGCTTCCTGCTTTCTTCTTCGTTGTTCCAAGCGGCTAACACCTTGGACGGTGACATAATCCCGGCCAGCCAGTCCGCTGTTGTTCTGCATAGGCAGCGTGGAACGCGTGGGCGCCGCTTCGTCATATATTCCTGGTAAAATGGTTTCTTTCTTTTCATGGTGTGCCTTCCTGGTGTATAATCTGTCTATAATCTTGTAAAGGTGGTGTTACTATGTCCCGTACTGTTCTTCGTTTTAATAACGAAGAAATGGCCTGTTTATACGCTTCTGTGTATAATGAACTCTGCGGCCTGGAAGTGGAAATAGAAGACGGTACCACGGCGCCGGAAGAAGTCGAAAACGCCCAGCGCTCTATTGATACCTGTAAAAGTATACTTTCTAAAATAACTTCCACTTCCCCTAATGTTTCTTATCGTTTCCCGGATTAGTTCCGGCGCCCGCTTCCTGGCGGGCTTTTTTCTTTCTTTGGCAAGGAGTATAGTATCTGTCTTCTTTTACCTCTTTCCCGCGCTGCTCTACTCTTACTACATACGGCATAGTTTATCTTCCTTCCTGGCGGCGGTCGTTCCTTCTTCATAGGCTCCGCCTTCTTTCTTTGGCTTTGTATACCGTGTTGCTGCTTTTCGCATTAAAAACCAGCAAAAACCTGTTGACTGTCTATACGCTCTCTAGCTGGCGTAACCGCTGCTATTTTTTCACGATACCCAGGCGGCCAGCTTTTCGCCTGCTGCCGTCCGCGTCGCAGGTGCCACCCTGCCACTATTGCGCCCTGTCGGTACTGCCCCGACTGCTCCGTAAGCCAATACGGCACTTTACTTTTAAGCTAAAGACGCATAACCGGGCGGGTTGTCCCGCCCTTTATTAAATTGCTGCTTTGTTCCTTTCGTTCATTCCTGCCGCCGCTGCTACATAGCCCTGTACGAAAAAGGTTAATTTTTCCTGCTGCTGCGGTTCCAGGGTTGCTACCTCTGCCATAAGTGCCGCAAAGTCCTGGTTTTTCTCTGTTACTGGTCTTTCTGCTGTTGTGTTGTTCATACTTACACCTTCTTTCTATTCTCCGGCAGCTTCTACGCTGCTTATAATGTCGTCCATACCGTCGTACGCTTCTTCCAGGTTGCTAATGGCTTCTTCCATTGCTTCCCCGCGTTCGCTGCATTGTAAACCTTCCGGTAAGTTGTCAAATGCTTCCTCTTCTTCGTCCTTTACTTCTTCTATGATCTGCTGCGCTTCCTGTAATAACTCCATTGCTTCCGTAAGCCGCTTTCTTCTCTGTTTGTTCATGGTCTACCTTCCTTTCTATGGTACCGGGCGGCTGGTGTTGCCGCCCTGGGTTTCATTTACTTAATGGCTTCTAACATCAGCCCGGCGCTGCTCTGCTCGTCGTCCCATTGTAAAAGCAGCCCTTTAATGGCGTATGGAAGGTCGAACGGTATAACTGCGTGTCCTTCTTCCATTGTGTTGCAGGTGTCGTACATGGCGTTAATGGCTGCTATCTTCCATTCTTCTACTTCGTTTTCCTTATCCGCCAGGAACTTTACTACGTCATTGGCTGCCTTCATGCAATCATGCATACAACGTATGTTATTTTCCGCGCAACTTACGGCGCATACTACCTTGTCGCTGTCTTCGGCTTCCTTTATCATTTTTTCTATTTCCGCTTTTTCCCGGTGGCCTGCTTCTTCTTCCTGTAACATGAAGTCTGCGAAGTAATATACAAGTTTCTGTGTTCTCTTAATGGCTTTCTTCCTGCCGTCCTCTGCTTCTTCCTTCTTGACTTCCTGGGCTTCTTCCGTTCCCTGTTCGCTGTCCTGTAATGTTCCGTCTAAACTTGCTTCCGCGCTTTCTTTGTCAACGTAAATCCTTAATACGTCCTGTTCGTCAGCCAGGGCGAACGCTACAGGCTCGATCTGTAAGAAGTTTTCAGCCTGGGCGCGTTTCTTCTCGTTGAATACCTTTACTTCCTTTACCTTGCTACCATAAATTCTAATAATGCTTTCTACTGTTAATTTGCTCATGTTCTTTTCTCCTTTGCTTCGTCCGTGTTCCTCGGAAGTTTGGCGCCTTCCCAGGTTGTTTATGTGTACCTCTCTTGTAGCTTATGGCTACATTATATGTGAATAATTCTACATTGTCAACGCTTTTTCTATATTTTTGTTGAATTATTCCACACAGTATGCTATTTTAATGTTACAAACTTAAAGAAAGGGGGTTTTACCTATGAACGAACGCATAAAAGAACTTCGTAGCACCCTTGGGCTTTCTGCCGAAAAATTCGGCGCCAAAATAGGCGTTACCCGCTCTGCTATTTCAAAAATGGAACTTGGCGTATGTAATGTTTCCGAACAGTCTATTATTTCTATTTGTAGGGAATTTAACGTAAGCGAAGAATGGTTAAGAAATGGTACCGGGGAAATGTTTAATACTTTATCCCAGGACGAAGAATTAGCCTATATTGTCGGCCAGGCATTGCCGCAGGCGGACGACTTTGTAAAAAATACCTTTATTGCGCTTGGCCGTCTGTCCCAGGAATTTACAGCAGACGACTGGAAGGTAGTAAAACGGTTCGTAGACGCTTTGGCCGGAAAGGTGGAATAAATGGACTTTTCAAGTAAAAAGCCTTCGGAAGTAAAATTTTCTGCTAATGCAGTTTTTTCAAACAGAAGGCCTATTAAAATCTATGGCGTTGAAAACTGGAACCCCACGCGTGTGGAATTTGGATATGATGAAATAAAAAAGCAGCTTTCTAGCTGCTTAATATTCCCCGTATAAACTGGTATATGATTTTCAGTTTTTCAAGGTCGTTTACTTGGGCTAATAGTTCGGCAATTTCCCGGCGTAGTCTTTGCATTATGTAATACCCCCTTTGGTATGATGTAAAGCAATTATATATACGCCCGCTGCCGCTTTTCAATACTTCCGGCTCCCTTTTCCGATATATTGGAATAAAGCCCGTAAAGTATTGGCTATTTCCCCGAATTTGTTATACTACTTACGTATAGGTCGCAAATAGCGACGCCCAGGCCAACCGCCAGGCGTTCCATAGTGTCCAGGCGTGGCGATACTTGCCCGTTCTCGATCGCGTTTATTTCGCTTTTGCTTATTCCTGTACGGGCTTCTAACTGTACTAATGTTAATTGTTCCCTTTGCCGCACTTGCCATACTAAAATATCCATACTTATAGCCCCCTTATTCCTTTGTATGTAAAAATTATAAAGGCTGTAAGTACTTTCCTTTTACTGGTAAGTTTTGGTAATAGAAAGGACTTGTGTTTATGAAGATTAAAACTATTATTTTATTTGTCCTCGGCGTAGCCTTTGTTTGTACTATTCCTTCCGGCGGTGTCGGTGGTGCCATTGTTGCTATTGTCCTGGCAGTTCTTTGTTTCTACTTTGGCTGGCGTTCTTTGAAAAAGAGTAATACCGCGCCTGTTGCCGTACGGGTTCCGAACGACGCGCCAGTACAGGAAGTCCCCAAAGACGGACCATACGAATTTTTACGCATAAAGCTGGCAGGTGTTACCTTTAAGAACGGCCGCAAGTCCAGGCAGTCAATATTACGTGCTATAAAATTCCGTGACGGCGAATTTTCGGACGGCGTAGAACTGGAATTAAAACCATACGAATGGGAAGGGCAGCCCGCATACGGTGTATATGCCAACGGCCAGCAGATTGGTAGCGTTCCTTCCGATAAGGTATCATACATTACTGAAAACAAAGGCCGTATTATTGGTTTTTCCGGCATAAATGTATACGGCGGCGGTCGTGATGAAGAAGGCCAGGCTAAAAACTTTGGCTGCGAAGTAATCTTAAAACTGAATAAATAGAATTAAAAATAGCCGCCCAGTGTTGGCGCACCGGACGGCCAAAAAGATACCCGATAAACACGCGGTTTATGTGTACCTCTACAAAGACCAATTATACCATAAGCCTGCGTATATTTGTAGGCTTATTTTTTATGCCTACGTTTAGAAAGTAGGTGCATTTTTATGAAAATGCCAAACGGCTACGGCTCTGTTTATAAGCTATCCGGGAACCGCCGGAAGCCCTGGGCGGCCAGGGTAACGGACGGCTGGGTAAATGATACGAAAACGAAAAAAAGCAAACAAAAGTATAAATTTATCGGCTTCTATGAAACGCGCAAGGAAGCATTATTAGCCCTGGCAGACTATAACGCAAACCCGTACAATATCGACACGGCTAATATTACCTTCCAGGAAGTATACGAACGCTGGAACGCCGAACACTTCCCGACTGTATCGGAAAGTAACGTAAAGGGCTATAAAGCTGCCTTCCTGCTTTGCACTCCGATCGCTGGCCGCAGGTTTGTAGATGTGAAATTAGACGACTTGCAGGCCTGCGCTGATAATTCCGGGAAGAACTACCCGACGTTACGCAAATATAAGGTACTTTTAGGCCTTATGTATAAATACGCTGTCATACATGAGATAATACCAAAGGAACGCAATACCGTGGAATATGTAAATATCAAGAAGGCTGGGAACCCGAACGCATACAACCGGGAACCATTCAGCAGCCAGGAAGTTGCCCGCGTGTGGGAAGTGAAGGACACAAATATATATTATACTGTCGTCCTGCTTTTAATTTATACCGGGTGCCGTATATCGGAACTGTTGGACTTGAAAAAGACGGAAGTAGACTTACCGGGGCGCTGCTTTAAGATACTGGAAGCAAAGACGGCCGCAGGCATACGTACGGTACCCATTGCCGAAAAGGTCGTACCGTTCTTTGAATACTGGTTAAATCTTAACGACTGCGAATACCTGTTAAGCACTCCCGAAGGGGAACACTTCTTATACAGAAATTATTATGATAGTTACTGGTCGCCGCTTATGGAAACCTTAAGTATGAAGCACCGCCCGCATGATACGCGCCATACGTGCATATCCCTGCTGGCTGCTGCCGGGGTGGACGAACGCGTAATAAAAAAGATAGTAGGGCATAAAGGCCAGGGCGTCACGGAAACGGTGTATACTCACTTTGAACTTGCAGAACTTAAGGACGCCATAAACAAAATATAGGCCTAAAATTGTGTTACTTACGTGTTTCTTACGTGTTACTTACCGTTAAAATTTCATACTTTTTTATACTGTTTGAGAAGATACCCGAAAATGAAGAAAAACCCCGGAAATACTGGATATTTCCGGGGTTGTCTGTTTTCTTCTTCTCTCTGTGTAATTATCGCTTGCTGAACTGAGGTG